CTGCAAGAACTGAAAAATGCTTGTTTTATAGGGGTTTTCTGCATGCAAGAACTCGGCAAGAATCAGGTAATAACCGGGTAGGTGCGTTTGAGTGCGTGAGGGGGGGGGGTAAAAACTGCAAGAACTGTGATTAGTTACTGTGTAACGACTTATGGCGAGTGAAAATCAGTTCTTGCAGAAGCCATAACCGGCGACTACTGATTTTCGTTTGTTGCTGGCTCGACGGAGGTTGTGGTTGACGTTAGGCGCGGAGTGATACGCAAAACACGGAAACCACGTCCGCCCCGTGGTCCCGCCTCTTTGCGCATGTCTTCTATTTTGTGCTGGCTCTTCAATGTGCCCAAAACGTCTTCAATTTCTTTAGGTTTGAACGTGCCCATTTTACGAAGGAACGCGTGGCGTGGCATGAAGGTATCGCCATGCTCGGATTGCCACGACAACAAAATCTCGATGGCTTTTTTGCATCGCTGGCCGTGTTCACCATCGACCATGTGTTTTGACAAGCTGGATAACATTTTGCGCGTTTGGTAGTCGGCGAATTGTGTGGACCATGTCGCGGCGGAAACATCAATAATCGGGTTGCGGTAATCCGCTGAACAAGCGTGCAGTAAGGCAAGCTTGTGGACTTTCTCGCCGACTCGAGACCAGATACTCATACGGGTATCGTCTTGAGCGGATTCGGCTATTTGATATTGTTCGTCGGCGTAGTCTCGAGATTGGTTAATTATGTCGGTTGCTTCCGGCGTGATTGAGACGACCAGCGGGATGGGAAATTCGTTAGCCAGGTTTCCTTGCGTTCCGCCTAAGGCTTTCCAATGTGCGGCGGTTTCGATTATGTCGGCTGGAATATCAACGTGGCGACCTGAACCCCGCTGGCCCCTATTTCCGGCCTCAAGAATCAACATGCGCGACAATCCGCCGTTAGACATAACTTTAGCGTTGAGCGATTCGTAAAAATTCTTTGGGATGGCGGTTGCGAACAAACACAAATTCGGGTGGACAATCTCGAGCGAATCCATGCCGACTTTTGCCCGCATGGAATACGTGCTGCTTGCCGTGGTGAAAAACCTCATCAGCCTTGCCATGAGTTGTTCGTATCTAATCTCTTTGCCTTTTGATATTTGCAAAAGAAAATGGTCGAATTCATCCGTTTGAAACAACATGGATGGTTGCGCGTGCAGGCGATCCTCGAGCCCTTCCATTGATGCGATCAGGTCAGCAACCCATTTGCCCTCACCAATTTTCGCCATGATTTGACGATTGATCTTGCGCGGATGGTCCTTGCCTACTCCAGAATTGGCCAGCGCGACGACGTACAGATTGACGCGTGTTCCGTATGGATCGCAAACCTTGCGGCCAGCTAGCAACGCTTGAATGGCGATGGCTCCACCAAATGCCAGGGCTCGATTGGGATAATGTGCTGTTGCGATTGTGTGGGTCATGACGGAATTAACAAAACCGGGAATCGACAATAGGTGTTCCGGGCATGGCCCCGGATCCTCAACAGCGAACTGGTCCTCGATCTCAATACCGTCTTGATTAAAATGATCCTCGACAATGGCAACCGCAATATCGTCGGGGTTGTACCGACTGATACTGGTGCAGATCCGGACGACCTCATCTCGTGGTAGCGGCGGAGAACATCGTTGGTTCTCCGCCATCAACGCGGCCTCAATTCCAGCTTGCGTCATGCCCGCGCGGCGCATGACTCCAGCCATCCGAGCGAGTGCGGTATTGCGCGATCCTTGGATGATGACGTTGCCATCTGGCGTTGATGGCACAACCTGCCGATTGACTGGCGATAATGCCGTGATGAGCCATTGCGGGGGCAGTGGCAAGAGATCCATATCAAATAGACTGGCGTCATCAACCCACGAATATACCCCGGTTGGTAATCTCGATGGCGCAACAACGATATACCCGCCGTTGGCCCTGGTATCGACTCGAGGTGCCAGCATGCTGGCGGTTGATCGCCACGCGGCTCCAGCGGGCTGGCGAAACCAAAAATGCCGCCCATTGTTTGGCGTTCTTGCCGCCGCGCCTACTCCAAGATCATCGCAACCATACCCCGGCCACGGATTGTCTTCGCCGTCGATATCGACGACCAACAACCCGGTTGTCGATATGCCGATATTTGCGTTTGGCGTTGCGGTCCACCATTCCGTTATGAGGTCAAGATCGGTTGTCGCGTCGAGATGACCGTTACCGCCTAGAGGAGTTTTGCCGTTGGGAGCGCATTGAAAAACAGGGTATCCATGGCCAGCGTAACGGAGTGCGGCTTCCAGCATCATTGTCGAATTCCTTTCGTGTCGTCAGTCAAACTTTAGCCGGAACATCGGCAACCATTGAATCTACAACTTCGGGCCATTTACCCATTGTTGTTTTAACTCGAATGGCAATAGTTGGCAAAAAATAAATAGATTCGTCATCTTCATATATTTCAAAAAAACTATCTAATTTGTAAAATGCATTTTGAATACTACAACAAATTTTTGCATTTGTTCGCCGTTTCCACCATGATACTAATTGACCAATCGTGCGCCATTCTGAAACAGCCCTGCCGCATGTCGTGTGATAAATAATCCTAAGCTTTTCTTGTCGATATGGTGCGACTCGTTTGCCATTGTAAATGCCGCCGGGATGGTTCTTAACATAAATATTGTATGTTGTTTTCCTTACCTGATATTCGTCATCGTAATTTGCGTTCTTTTTAACATTTTCCGCAATAATATCAACTTCGTCTTCAGGACGCAAATTGTGCATTTTTCGTTCTTTTGAGGATTTTGGAAATTCATAACCGCAATCTGGACATATCGAAAGACAAATTAATACTTCCGCCTCACAATCTGGATTTCTGCATGTTTTTGTCTTTGGCTCTTTGCCTTCTTTTTGTGGCTTAATTTCAATTTTATTTACTGGGCCATGACGCCGAATGTTGTCGCCAAAATCAAGCACAAGAAAATTAGCCTTGCCAGCATGTAATCGAAAACCACGGCCAACCATTTGATAGTAAAGACCAGGGGATTGAGTCGGCCGCAACAACACCACGCAATCAATCATCGTTGCGTCGAATCCAGTCGTCAGCACGCCGACATTGACCAGATACTTGATTTTGCCCGCCTTGAAGGCCTGTAGAATAGATGATCTCTCCGCCGATGGCGTAGTACCATCAACAGTTGCGATCGTCGCATTAATGTCCATTGCTTTAAGAGTTTCTGCCACGCATTCCATATGCGCAATCGTAATTGCAAATATCAAAACGCAATTGCGATGTTGAGTTTTAGCGAGAATTTCAAGGCATGCAAGCATTACCAAATTGTTTTCCATCATACGTTCAACTAGTTCCGCTTCCGCAAAATCTCCCTTAATTGTTTTAATGCCGCGTAGATCTGGAGTGTTAACCGAACGCTTATTAATTGGCTTGCATAAATACTCCTGATGAATCAAATCAAATACGCCAATCTCATAACTAATTTTGTTCAGTACGTGATTGTTTCCGCATATCATGCCTTTTTTAAGCCGATATGGTGTTGCCGTGAATCCGACAACCCGTAGCGATGGATTGGCCTGGCGCATAGCCTCGATGATCATGTTGTATTGACCATCTTGACCGTGCGGGATTAGGTGCGCCTCATCAACAAATATGTAGTCAATTAGCCCGAACTGATCGATCTTTTTTGCGATCGATTGCACGTTACCAACGATAATTTGGTTGTTAACATCACGACGTTTCAACCCCGCCGAATATATTCCGATTGGAAGTTCGGGCATAGTCGATACCAACCGATGGTATGTTTGCTCGACCAGTTCCCGAACGTGCGCCATGACCAGCACACGCGCGCCATTGGCTATAAGTTCGGCGCACAACATCGCCATTACCGGAGTTTTACCGCCGCCGGTAGGAATCACCACGCAAGGATTAACATCCGCTTTGTGGTCAATAAAGAATTGATGCACGCTATCGCATGCTGCCCGCTGATACGGTCTAAGTTCCATGTCATCCTCTTATCATCATTTCAGAATAATCAAACAGATGTTCCCGCAACATCTGATATGCCCGACGTAGCTTCACCTCGACGTTCTGACGGCTCATGCCGTGATCCGCGCCAATCTCTTTTGGTTGATAACCATCGAGCGTGGCATTGACAATAAACCGCCAATTCTTTGGTAATTTGTTAACAGCGCGCCGAACATCAGATACCACACCATTGATGTTGTTTTCATCATCATCAATCTTGTGGTTCTCATTCAATTTACTCGTCACTGTGACAATGTGTTTAAGCTTGCGCATTCTGATATGATGGAATTTTAAGCGCCTAGCTATGCGATATACCCACGTAGAATATGCTGCGATTTCCGGATCGTATTTGTGAATTCGTTTGATCATATAAAGCAAAACAATTTGCACCCAATCGTCTGGTGCTTCGTGTTTTGGGCGATAGATTAGCGCGGCTTTGCAGG